GGCTCAACGCCGATGCTGTTTTATACCAACGGCACCGAGCGCGCTAGGCTGACAGCAGGGGGGGCGTTATTAGTCAATGCAACAGCGTTGTCTGGAACTGGAATTTTCCAAGCAGACCATTCTGTTAACGATCAAAACATAGCCACATTTAGAAATACAGGGTCTTCTAGCCCGTATGGAAATGTAATTTCTTTTCCAAACGCCACACCAAATAACACAACAAATTATTTTTTACTTTGCACTGACTCAACTAATGCCAAATGCTACATTTATTCAAGCGGAACGGTAACAAACCGTACAGGAACGTACAACGCGATTTCAGACATCAAACTGAAGCAGGATATTGTTGATGCAGGATCGCAATGGAATGACATCAAGGCGCTTCGTGTTCGCAAGTTTAGGCTAAAAGATGAAGTTGCAGCAGATCAAAACTATCCTGCTTATATAGGTCTTATTGCCCAAGAAGCGGAATTGGTCAGCCCCGGCTTGATTGATGATTGCCCAGACTTTGAAACCGTTGAAACGACGGACGAAAATGGTAACGTCAAACAAGAACGTAAACCGACTGGAACCGTTACCAAGTCGGTCAAATACTCCATTCTTTACATGAAGGCAGTAAAAGCCCTACAAGAAGCAATGGCCCGTATTGAGAAACTGGAAGCCGAAGTCGCGGCGCTAAAAGGAGCCTGATACAAAATGTCCGAAGCCAAGTTAGAAATGACGCTTGAAGAAGCCGTCGCCATCGTGAATCTGCTGGGTAGCCTACCGACGAGTCAAGGCGGGTTCCCGCTCTGGCAGAAACTGAAGGCGCAGGTGGAGGCGCAGTTGCCGAAGACAGAAGAGAAGCCTGCGGAGTAGGCCATGTCGGAGAATGAAGTGGAACTCGCGATGCTACGAAAAGACCTTGAGCTACTACAGTCTGACTTGTCAGAGCTCAAGGCCGACGTGAAACAGCTCGCGACGGCGTGGAAGACGGCGGAAAACCTCGTGGCCTTTGTCAAAGGGCTTGCGGGGCTTGGCGCCGCGATCATGCTTCTAGTTGGCATATTTAAGGGCTGGTTCGTACCATCCTCAAAGGAGTAGCGCCTTGGCGTTAGTTCCCATCAATCTGCAGCCGGGCGTTTATCGCAACGGCACCGACTACCAGAGCAAGGGCCGCTGGCGAGACGCCAGCCTCGTGCGCTGGTACGAGGGCACCATGCGCCCGGTGGGCGGCTGGCGCAAGCGCGCCTCGGGCCAGCTTACGGGCAAGGCGCGAGGTCTGATCGCGTGGCGCACCAATGCCAACGCCAGATGGATCGGCATCGGCACGCACAGCAAGCTCTACGCGATGAACGAGGCGGGCACGATCACCGACATCACCCCGGCAGGGTTTACGGTCGGCAACGCCGACGCGGTGCTGAACTTGGGCTATGGCGGCGGCCCCTACGGTCTTTTCACCTACGGCACCCCGCGCGCTGACACCGGCACGCTGACGCCGGCGACGACGTGGACGCTCGACAACTGGGGCGAGTACCTTCTTGCCTGCTCCAACGCGGACGGCAAGATATACGAGTGGCAGCTCAACACGGCGAACGACGCGGTGGCGCTGACCAACGCGCCGACCGGCAACAAGGCCGTGCTCGTCACCGCAGAGCGGTTCGTGTTCGCGCTCGGCGCGGGCGGCAACGCGCGAAAGGTGGCGTGGTCGGATCAAGAAGATAATACGATGTGGACGCCTGCGATTACGAACCAGGCGGGCGACATTGAACTTGAGACGGTCGGCTCAATCGTGACCGCGAAGCGTCTGCGTGGCGTCAACCTTATCTTTACCGACGTGGACGTGCACACCGCGCAGTACCAAGGCGCGCCATTTGTGTACGGCTTTGAGCGTATCGCGACCGGGTGCGGCGTCATCAGCGCGCAAGCCGTTGCCGCCGTGGAGTCGGTCGCGTACTGGTGGTCGCCTGCAGGGTTCTTCATGTATGACGGTTTCGTGCGCCCGCTCAAGTGCGACGTGCTCGACTACCTCGTCAACAACCTCTCGCAGACGCAGCGTTCCAAGGTGTACGCGGTCGCTAACAACCAGTTTGGCGAGGTGTGGTGGTTCTACCCGAGTGCGTCTAACACTGAGGTAGACTCCTACGTCGCGTACAACTACCGCGAGGGGCACTGGACTATTGGCTCGCTCGCGCGCACCTGCGGCACCGACCGAGGTGTCTTCACCTACCCGATCATGGTATCCGTTGACGGGTACGTCTATGAGCACGAGGTGGGTGTCACCTACGACGGCGCGGTGCCGTTCGCGCGCACCGGGCCGATTGAATTCGGCGACGGTGATCGGTTGATGGTCGCGAAGCAGCTTATCGCCGACGAGAAGACGCAGGGCCAGGTCGGGGTGCAGTTCATCACGAAGTTTGCGCCGAACGGGTCGGAGACGACCAAGACCTATACAATAGACTCTATTTATACGCCGGTACGCTTTACCGGCAGGCAGGTAGAGATGAAGGTCACGGGCGACTCTATGACCGACTGGCGCGTGGGCGTGATGCGCCTCGACGCGGTGCCGGGTGGGCAGCGATGATTAGCACAGAGGACGTTGAAGGGCTGGAGTACGTCGCCCCGTTTCGCGAGCTGATTGAGCGCGCGCTGGCGCACAACTACGGTCAGCTTAACTACGCTGACGTGATTGAGGGCATCAAGGCCGGTGAGTACCAGTTCTGGTCGTCGGAAAATTCATGCGTCATCACGACCGTGGACGTGTTCCCGCGACTCAAGCAGCTGACGGTCATTATCGGCGCAGGGGACTTGGGAGAGATCGACAAGATCATCCGCCCGGTCATTGAGGAGTGGGCGCGGCACATCAACTGCGACACGATGCTGATTATGGGACGCCCTGGCTGGCAGCGGGCGCTTGAAGGATACAGACGCACGGCGGTCGTGCTAGAGAAAAGACTATGAGTAAACTGTTCCAGTCAAAGAAGAAGGAAGTCTCCAAGACGGAGATTGACCCGCAGATCTATAACCGCGTACTGGGCAACCTCCAGTTTGCGGAGCAGGTCGCGGCGATTCCTTATGAGCCGTACCGTGGCCTCATGGTCGCGCCGTTCACGCGCGACTACATGGCCGGCGAGGCGGCGACGCGACGTATTGCGCAAGAGGGGGGATTTGTCCCAGAGGTTGAGGCCGCCGCGCGTAACGCGATGGCTCTCATGGGATACCAGCCGGAGCGGGTGGGTGCCGAACGTGTCGGCGCCTCACTCGCTCGCGGGCCGGAGCGTGTCTCTGCCGGTCGCGTCGGCACGACCTTTGCGCCAGAGCGCATCGGCGCGGGCCGGGTAGGCACCACGTTCGCGGCTCGAGATGTTGCCGCACCGGGTGCCGCGCCGACCATGCAGGCCGCCTCCTTCTTGGGGCAAGACCTTAACCGCTACATGAACCCATACGAGCAGGCCGTCATCGAGACGGGGCTTGAGGACTTGGATCGGGCCGAGCGCGCGCGGCAGGCAGAACTTAATCGCCGCGCAACAACTGCTCGTGCCTTTGGTGGGTCAAGACAGGCTGTGGAGGCTGGCATTGCCGCTGGAGAAGCAGCTCGCGAGCGCAATAGGTTTGTCGCCGAGCGTCGCTCTCAAGCCTTTAAGGAAGCGGCGGCGCTGCGAGAGGCAGACGTTGCGCGTGAGCAGCAGGCCGGTGTTCAAAACCTAGATGTTGCGCAGCGCATCATGGATTTAGCACAGAGAGGTCAGATATCAAACCAGCAGCGAGACATTGAGTTATCCAGACTTGGGCTTACCTCGGAAACGACCAATGTTGAGGCTGGCCTGCGCGCTGAAATTGCAAATCAGCAAGCTCGAGAGGCGGCAGATCGCGCCCGATTGTCTGCAGAAACAACCAATGTGCAGGCTGGTCTTGAGGCTGACCGCGCCAACCAGCAGGCCATTGAAAACTATATGCGCATTGGGCTTACCGCTGAAGAGGCGAACCAGCGCGCAATGCTTGAATCTGGGAGACTAAACCAAGCAGCGGGACTGTCTGGCGCAGAGTTTAGGCTCGGCGCTGGACGAGATCTTGCCGGGTTTGGCACCACGGCGCTGCAGAACCGCTACGGCGCCGCATCGGCTCTCATGGGACTTGGCAGCGCGCAGCAGAACCTCTACCAGCAGTTCCTCAACGCGCAGCGTGAGGAAGACTTGCGCCGGCAGCAGTTCCCGCTCCAGCAGCTTGCGATTCGGCAGGGTGCGGTGTCGGCGAGCCCGATGAACGTCACGACAACTGGAACCATCACAAGCCGCCCGAGTTATTGGGACATGGCAGGCCGCGTACTGGGCGCCATACCGCTAGGCGGCGGAGGCGGAGCTGGCGCGACCCCGCCGGGCGGATCTGACGAAAACATGAAGGTCGATATCCGCGGTATTAAGAATCCGCTCGACAAGATCAACCGTCTCAAGGGGATTGAGTTTGAGTGGGCTGACGGATATGGCAGCAAGGAAGGCGATGACGAGGGCGGCGAGACTGATATGAGTCTCTCCGCCCAAGACGTTGAGAAGGTGATGCCGGAAGCGGTAAGCCGCCGTGAAAGCGATGATATGCGACAGGTTGACTTCCCGCAGCTTGTTGGGCTGTTGACTGAGGCTGTTAAGGAATTGGACAAGAAAGTAGAAGGCGGCAAGCGCCGCAGGAAGGCTTAACATGGATTTTTTGAGAAATATCAGCCAGCGTATTGGTTCAATGGGCGATGACGCAGAGAAGGCTGCGCGCGAGAAATATGGCGCGGCTTATGACGAGGCAAGCCCCATGCAAAAGGCTGCTATGCGCAGCCAAGCAGGGGGCGCCTT